TTTTAAAATGTTCAGAACCTTTAAGCTCTATAAATTCCCAATCATTTAAAATCCACCATTTGGCTTCATTGTATGTCATTTCTTCTATTTTCATATCGTTTCTTATATTCTATTTGGTGATAAATTTGCTGACAGACTAGTTCTAAATGTTTTATTCTGCAGAACATGTTGAATGAAGAATCATTCTCGGCTGAATTATGGCAATCTCTACATAGTCCCATTAGGTTTTCAATATAGTCTTTATTTTTTGAGCCACCCATTCCTCTAGCATCTAAATGATGAATGTCTACTGCTCTATCTTGCTGACACATTTCACACATCACAAAGTCCTGTTCTCCGTAATCGAAGAAATCCATATATAGCTTAGTGTGTTTTTTCAACTCTCTTAGGTAATTTATGTAAATCATCAGAAGGGAGGGACAATATAAAATCCCCCCCACAAAAAAAACATCTGCCTTTTTGTATCAAACTAACCATTGTACAACTTATACAGAATCTAAATATCTGACTATCCTTCTTTTTTGCAACTGTTTTCATATACTGTTTCTAATTTTTGTAATGTTCCCCTAACACAGCTACCACAGCTGCTAGGTTTTTTATTTGCATTAAATACTTTGTTATATATTCTTACTAATATAGCTTGGTCATCTCCTTTTAATGTTCCTTTTGTTCTATTCATAACTTCCTCATAAATAGAAATCTCATCTTCTGTCATTTGTCTAGTATAAGGATATAGCTTGTTTAAGGCTTCTTTACGTTCTTCACAGCCACAATCATCACCTAGTATTTTTTTAGCAACCTTGTCAATGCCTGTTGCTTTTAAAACCTTCTCAACCGAATCACCTAAACCTTTACTTTGCTTTGTCATCATTTAAGCCTTTTATAATTTTGTCTTTTAATTTAACGTCATCAATTATATCAAAAGTCCTTTTTAATATAACATTTATTGAATTGGTTATAATGTTCATATAGTGTGGCTGTTCTGCCAAAAAATACTCTTTACCCTTTTCATCTTTAAAAGATAAAACACTATCTGCTTTAAAATCATTTGTGTTGCAGTTCTTTAATGCTCTTATTACTCTAGTTTTTTTCATATTAATGCTATTAAAAATAATGATAATACTATTACTGTTACTGTTGCTACTATAAAATTAGCTATTATATCTTCTTTATCGTTCATTTTTTAAATAGTTTTTAACGTTATTAATTGCTTTGTAAATAGTTGCTCTTGATATTCTTGTTGCTTTACTTAAAGAATTTAAACTATGTGAATCACGATAATATATTCTAAATAGTTCTGCGTCAAACCAATATAAGTCTTTTAGTTTTTCTTCTATCCATTCTAACTTTTGTTCTACTAATTCTTTATCTTCTGTATTCTTTTCTGTATTGTCAGGAGATATTGCTTCTATGATCCCTGTAACGTGATATTCATAGTATTTGTTATACTTGTAATAAAATCTGCTTGTCTTTGAATGATATTGATTTAGCATTACTCTAGCGATGTAGAATGTTAATTGTTTTTTTTCTATAATCTCATTAATCCTGTCTTGGTCACATTTATATAGTTCCTCAATAACAAAACTAAATAAATCATCTTTACCTTTTTTACCTGCGATATTATGAGCCATGTCTTTCAACTTGTCATAATTCTCTATCAGGTATTTATTTAACATATTTTGATTACTGAGGGTATATTTTTCAGCTTCATTAAATTATATTCTTCACTACTTATTTTAGATATATCAATTTCAATTATATTGCTAAAACGATTATGCAATTTCTTATAAATATAATTTTCTATATTATCGTTTTTTTTCAAATCTCGTAAAATAAAAGATAGTTCAGCTCCAGACTTAAACAAAATTGTGAACAAACGATTGTTAGTATCTGTGTAATCCCAGAACAATCTTTCGTTCCTGCTATTAAAAAATGTTCTCTTAGCTTTCATTCTATAAATCCTCCTAAATATGTTTCTATAACACTAATTGCATTATCTAAGCCATGACATATTTCAGCAACGTAACCACGCTTATTTAGCTCGTCACGCCATTTTAATTGTTCTTTAGTGGCTCTATTCTTTCCAACCTTTAATTCTATTGCTAAGCCATGAAATTTACCAACTGGCTCATAAATAAATAAATCTGGAAAACCACGCTTGTAGCCAGATTTCTTGGCTCTCATTCTAACAGAAACGTGTGGCTGATAATTACCTCCCATGCTTCCGCAATATAAATAACCTTGCAAATCTAAATATTTACATACTGCTTTTTGTAAATGATATTCTTTCATTTGTAAAATTTAAAAATTAAATAACTAATAATTGGTGTAGTCATAATTAATGTAAATATGTTTAAATGAGGTTCACCACAAAATCCAAATAAATGTTTTATTATCTCTATCATATACAACTTTCTAAAATTTCTTTGCATAATTCATAAGGTACTATACTTCTTAAATAGTTTCCTTTTAAACCTTGTGTTCCTGTTTGTGAACCTCGTGGTGCAGATTGGTGGTGACAATTCTTGTTTCCATTAAAACACATTTCTCTTGGTTTCCAACCTTTTTCATTAAACCAATCTGATAAATGATTAGTCCAAATGTCGGTGGGTTTCATTCTATCCTCGCCATATTTACAATAGCAAACTGTTGCTCTAGGCATTTCTTTTACAACATCTAATTTTCTTAATTTACCTCTTGGGTTTTCTATAAAAAAATATCTAGGCTGACACATATCAATTATATCTAATGTCTTTTGCACAATCTTAACACCTAATATAGCTTGTTCAGTTTTTGGTGTATGGTCTTTATTCCAATGATGACCAATACTAGCAACACTAAAATAGGTACAAGGTGGTGATGCCCAAATTATATCAGGTCTAAATGGTATTTTGTTTATATCAAAATCTAATATATCAACTACATAATCAATTTTATCAAATGGTTTATTATCTGTTGTAAATGTTTCCATTCCCATTTCTTCAGATACTTTACTAAATGACCTTGATCCTGCAAATAATTCTAATACTTTCATTTCTTAACCCATTTAGCTCCTGCATTTGGATTGTATTCTGTTACATATCCTAGATTCTTTAAGTGCTGTTCATATTCTTTCTGTGCTGACACATCTAGTCTTTTCATAAGCAAACTATCATAATGGTCAGGAAAACGGCTCTTTTGTTTATTAAAACCATTATTAGCCCATCTCTTTAATCTTCTACTTACGTCAAATGTTTTCTCCATCTCTGCCCTAAATTTAGTTCCTGACTTATTCATTTCAGTCCAATATAAAAAGAAATCGTTTTTATCTTCTTTACTAATATCCCCTATAGCGTGAACGGATTTTTTAAAATCCTCTATTCTTTTATTTAATTTACTTTTATCTACTTTACTATACTCTTCTTTACTAGTAGAACTACCGTTATACGTTCGTATTACGTTCGTATTATTCCATCTTTTATTTACACTTTCTTTTGCCTTTTTGCTTTTATTATTTATTTCATCTATGTGATTATTTAATCTTTTAGAATAAAAACAACCATCTTCAATAACAAATAAATCAAAATCTTCTATTACTTGTTTTAATATAATAGGATCACATTGTAAACCATAAGCCAATATATCATACTGACTTGTGCATATTTTATTTTCTTCTGTGAATAGCAATTCTAATACCGCCCAAAAAACACCATAACCTTCATAGCCTAGTGTAGCTCTTAGTTTTATAATTCGATAATCGTTTCTTGCAGCTGAGTCGTGGTTAAAGTAAGTTTTTTTCATAGTATAGAGTTTAAGATAATGCCTGTGCTAATATAGAAAAAGAATAAAACAAGTAAAAACACAGGCACTATCAGGATTAATTAAAATGGAGCATTATCATTTACAGTTTGTTCTTCTAAATTAATGTGCTTTACATTTAGAGTATTAAAGAACTTACCTTTCCACTCATTTGTTTTAATATAAAACTCTATTGTAGCAAATCCATCTAGTTTTAATTTGTCTTGATGCAATGCTATTGACTCTTTACCAAATATCTCAAATTGATGTATATGATCAAAACCTGTTTCAGTTTCTTGTATTGTAAATAACATCTTTTCAAAAGTTTCTCCTTTTTTAGTTGTTATTTCTTCTGTTTTTTTGTCTAGTATTTTACCTCTTATTTTATACATTTTATTTATTTATTAATTATTATTTCTGTTAAACACATCTGCTTCAGATTCTCCAAACACATTATTCTCATAGAATCCTGTCAATTTTAAACAAGCCCTGCTCATAGCCCTTTTTTCTGCCATAGCAACAGGATATGAATTTTGATTGTTATTAGGAGCAGCTTCTCCAAAAGTTTCAATTACTTTATCACCCATTCTAGCAGTTGCTTTTATTATTATACATTTAGTATCAGGTGAATTAAAAATTAATTCATATTTGATTTGTATATCATTTATAGCTTGTATTTTATCAATACCACTTCTTGTGATAATAGTATAAAATTTATGCTTAAAATAATCCTCATCAGTTAAATTATTTTCTACAAATAATCTATTTAAGATTTCCTGTTTTGTTTCTTTCATAATTAAAATGGTCTTATAAATTTAACAATATCCAAGTCAATAAGTTCACAAAGCCTTTCAGCATCATCTACACTTAGTTTGCTTGGGTTTTTTATCTTCTTTAATGTTGTAGGATAAGACCAATCTAATGCCTTAGCAATATCCATTTTATTCATTTCCTTTAAAGACATAGCTATTCTAATAACTTGCCTACGCATCTGTCTTGAATTCATATATTTATTTTTATAGTTAAAGCACAATAATAGTAAATATATTTAACAAAACAAAAAGATTGTTTAATACTTATTAACAATCACAATGTTAATAACTTATAAAGTTTTTTTAATATAATTTGCTTTGTATATAAAAAAATGTTTATATTTGTATCATACAATTAAAACAAGTATTAAATTAAAATTAGAAATTATGACAACAGTATTTAAAAATATAGAATGTAGTGTAACACAACTAGCTACTATAACAACTTTAATAGATAATTATATTGAAGAACAAAACGAAATGATAGAAATATATACTAACAAATTAAATGCGGCTTATAGCACTGATGATGTTAGATTCTGTCAAGAAGTTATTAAAGACAAAAAGCATAACATAAAAAGAATGATTGCTTTACAAGAGCAAATGTCAGCTAAGGAATTAATAACTAAACACACTTTATAATGATACAAGAATATATAATAACAGGCGATGGATATTACAACACGCAAGTTGCAAGTCCTGTATCTTTAAAAGAAATTGGAGATATTAAATGGTCAAGAGGTGCTATTCGTTTTAAAGGCACACCAGAGCAGCTAGATGCTTTTATAGATACGTTAATACAAGACGAAACCTATTTTAAATATAGAAATTGTTTTACAATAGAAGAATATAATAACCTAGAAAGAATACCAATACTATGAGATCAACACACTTAACTAGAACATTAGACTATTTACATAAATTTGGAAGCATAACAACACTAGATGCCTTTAGAGATTTAGGCAATAGTAGACTATCTTCAACCATCTTTTTACTTAGAAAGAAAGGACATAAAATAAAATCTGATTTTACTGACGTGCCAACAAGATGGTTTCATGATAATGGAGATAGGAAATTCACGCAAGTAGTTCGTTACCGACTAATTGCATAGTCAATAGAGATATTTATACCCCCATCTATTTAAGGTTTTTAATCAACTCATTCATACGTCTTTTTATACCTTTAGTGTCATAAACTTTATTAAAGTTTTTGTCATAAGTATAATAAGCATTGAGTTTGATTTCCTCACTATATATGTTATTATCTTTGCTCATAATTCCATTAACAAATTTATAGGTAATTTTCCGTTATTCAAAACGACTGCACACCCTATTGCAGGTTTCTTTCCGTATTTAGCATAAGCCATTGCATAACTTTCGTGGTCAATTCCACAACCCACTTGCATACCAAATACTCTAAACTTTTGACCAACATAATGCTCACAATAAGCCTGTGTATGCAAATGACCTTGAACAGTATTCATCATATCTGCCTTGCACTTGCTCCTCGCTGTACCACCCTCTCCATGCAAGAATTGTACACCATCTTTCACATACCTTTCTACAAAATTCCAATTTTGGACTTCTAAGACTTCTTTATAGCTTTTAATCCATTTACTAGGGATAGCTGATGTTTGTGCCTTTCGCATTACCATTCTATCGTGATTGCCTATAATTACAGTAGCTTTAGGAAATGCTTTATACCAACGTGATATTCTTTTTATTGCATATTCTAATTCTTGTTTACCTGAATACTCTGCATCAATGTTTACTTCGTGAAATGAACTGTAATGATTATCTATGACATCACCAATAAAGACAACTTCTGTGCAGTCAAATTCATCATATTTAGATATACAAAATTGTAAGTATTTATCAAGTGAAAAGGGTTCGTGAAGGTCACCAATAACTAAAACATTATTATATCCCTCACCATTATTTTTTCGATTAGCTTTTATTAAGTCATATTCTGACTCAGTAAGTCTAGGTCGGTATGGTCTTAAATTATCTATTTCTTTTTTATTTTTTCTAAACCTCTGCTTCCGAAATATGCTCCAATCGTTGTAATCAAACATATTTCTAACAAGGCAACCCACCGTTCCTCTACATTAAAATTAATTGCACCACTATCAATAAACACTAATAATACTGTTGATACTATTAGAAATGCTAATGTAAGCGGTCTGATATTTGCAGGTAACCAACCTGCTTTTGCGTCAGCTTCCCATCTTCTAGTAATCTGTTCTTGTGCATTAGCTTCAGCGTTAGCTAAGATTTCTTGCATCTTATTTTTTAAAGCTAGTTTTTCTTCTTTAGTTGTTACTACTTCATCAATGATTTCTGAAGCGTTTCCGATTATTGATTTAAAAATTCCTCCTAACATTATAACGAGTTATATTCTATTAATGGTCTGTATTTAGTTTTGTTGTTTTCATCTTTATAAGCCACTAAAACCTGCCTTCTGTTGTCGCTAACCTTCCAACTAAGATGAATCCATGCAGGTCGCATGGGGTCATTATATTCTGTGCTGTCACCAAACTCAAGTATTATTTGGTCAAAGTCTAAGTCTAAATCCACAATAGTTTGATATATTTTGAGGTTATCCATTTTACCCCTTTTTACATATTGTAAATCTACTGCTTCATATCTACAATGTTGTGAGTTTGCTGATGATCCTATTGCTTGTGATAATGCAGGACTTCTATAGCCGCTTGTAATTCTCAAAGCACCTAATCGGTCACGAATGGTTTGGAGAAAAGCGGCTAGAAGCCTTAATTTTATAATGCCCTCTTTTGTAGGTTTGTTACTTAATCCAAGTCGTAATGCTGTATTACTTCTTGTAAATTCTTGTAATGTAAAATTTTTTGTAAGTCTCATTCAAATTTTGCTAAATAAACCTTGTCTATTGCATCTTGTAAATCATCAATAGATATATCTAGTTCCATCATTATATTTGCTTCATACCTTGCAACTTCTACATTGTTATCAAATACAATTAATGTAGGCACAGCCAATATGTTGTACTTTTCTTGTTCTTCTGGATTGTGGCATATCACAACATTTGCTTTTTCACAATCTTTTAAATCAGAAATATTATAATTATTTTCTGAGTTCCAATCACTATTGTAATGCACTACCTTTACTTGACCATTACAAGAACCAACACAAAAAAAGAATAGTCCTAGTATTATGTATGGTAAATTATTCATTAGTTAATCTCATCTATTTTTCCCCTCAAATACTTCATATCTTCTTTAATTTCTTGCACATCTTCCTGTGTTGATAATATAGATGCACGTATCAACTTGTCTTTCAGTTCAAATTCCTTTTCACTAATAGGCATTTCAGGTAATGTCTTTGCTATCTCAACTTCTGCCATCAGCGTAAAATATGTTGCAGACAATGATATTACAAAACCAATTATCATTATAATCGTTTTTAAATCAAGCGTAAATTCTGAGGATTCGTTTATTTTCATTTGTTACAAGAGTTATCACATTTTTTACCTGAAAACTTTTCTACACCACTAATACCAAAACAACCAAGCACAACCCATACAAAAGAATCGTAAACAAATTCATTTATAACTAGGTCTTTTCCAACCCACCCTGTAAGTAAATCAGCAATCATTATTAAACACATTATTATAAAAGCTACAAATCCTATTATAGCTTTTTCATTCCAAGCATTATTATCTTTAAATATATCCATTATAATTTATATTTTATTAAACCATTTTCTATGTAAATTCCTTCAGGTTTTATTATAGTTCTACCATTAAGGTCATATAATAATCCTGTATTTTTTGACTTGTTTAACACTTCTTGCATACCACTATTACAAGGTAATCCTGTTGTACAATCAACATATTCAGTAATAATGATTTCTTGAAATTCTACAATAGTGTCTGTTATATATTCTGTTTCTATTATTGTTTCAACAATAGTATCTGTTTGTGTTATTATTTCAATAACAGGTATTTCCACAAATACTGTATCGCAACTTTCAACATATAATCCACAATCTGCTAGTGTTGTTGGAACGGCATTTGCTTCATCTGAACCGTCGACACAATCTTCCCAACCATCATTAAGATAAAATATGCCACCAAGACCATTAGGAACGCAACCAAGAGGGCTATACTGAGTCCAATTTGATTCATCATCTCCACAATAGAAGCCGTTTTGTTCCACACATAATTCACAATTTGTTTGACTAAAAGCATAACTACATATTAAAAATAAAAACAATAATTTTCTCATAACTAAAAGATTAAATAATTAAACCCAAATTTGCACTCATAGACAGGCTTATCCCAATACCTTAAATGTGTGCCTTCTACAAATAACCCTAAGTGCTTTGTAACTCTAACGCCTAATATAGCTCCAGAATCCCAATCTAAGCCTTCTAAGGCACTTTCTCCATACTCATAAGAGAATTCATCTATTCCATAGTGAAAAGGCATTAGATTCGCCCAAATGTGAACCCAATAATTTGGATTGTATTTATAGTATGCCAAACCTAGCACTAAGCTAAGTTCTTTTTGCATACCTAATTTGTCTAATTCTTGCTCATTATAATCAGCTATAGCTTGACCAAAATAGTGTTTGTAGAACTCATCATTAGATGTTGCAAGTAATTCATCATTCTTAAACCAATGCCATCTACCATTTACAAACTCATTTGAATAGCCAAATTCTTCTGCTAATTGTCTAAAGGATTGTTCACCAGGAATCCAAAGGTCATCAATAGGTGTAATGCCATAAGGATTATGTTGTCTAAAAACACCCCCTAAAGTAAAGTCGAAACCACCTTTTGTTAATCTTAATCTAGCATCTAATGAATTATATCTAAGATCAACACGTTGTCTGTCCGTATATTGTGCTTTTACTACAAATCTTTTTCCTAAGTATCGTAGCCAATAATTCTGCTCATTAAGTGTGTCACCACGACTGCGTATATATGAATAATTAACAAGATACTCAAAACCAACAGCGTTGGAAATAGTAACATTTTCTGCAACATTGTCCTCTGTTCCATAATACCAACTTTTAATCTTTTGTTCATAACCAAAACGAGCCACCTTTCTGATTCCTACAGTCAGGTTAAAATCGTATGGATTAACTTGTGTAACATCTTCGTAGCCTTTATCAACAGAAATATAATCTTGATTTTCAACCATACTAGTATTCATATTCATTGATGTATAAATAGTAGAATACTTGAAAAAGTCTATTTGTCCAAAAGACAAAAACGGAATTAATAATAATAAATACTTCATCATAATACTTTTGTATAACAATAAGTTACATAAACGTCCATTGACCAACCACCATTAAATGCTGCACTAGACCAAATAACAAATGGTTTGTTAATAATAGAACCATCATAAGCACCTGAAGCACTTACATCACCACTAAAATTATACGTTCTATTTGTACTAGCTGCGTGCATCATTCTACCCATACCATCCCAATACTTATTATCATCAGAATCATCATAGCCAAAATACAAAGAAGCATTAGAGCTTTCTGCAGCAGAAGCATAAGTAACTAAACAAGTTACGTTAAATACTGTTACCATATAACCACTCAATGCCCCAACTAAAACTTTTTCGTTACTGCTCAAGTCTTGAACTTCTGCATTTGATACAGATATTTTATCTGTTTGCATTAAGAATTTTGCGTCATATTTTTTGCTTGTTCCTTCTGCTGAAGATGTTGTGTCGTTTACATCTACTACCATTAACAAATCACCTGAGCCTAATTGTTCTTCAAGTGCTGTTTTATCGGTTAACCTTTGTCCTGCCATTGTTATTAGTTTTAGTTAATTTCTTAATATAATTTTTTAACTTCTTAAAGTTCTCCAAACTGCTTGGATATTTCCTATGTATTTTAGCACCCATATATTGTAATATCTGCTCCTTGTAAAAAACTTTTCATTCTATTACTTCTAGGTGCTGTAGGTTCAAGATTTATTCCTGCAAAATAATTGTTTACTGTAGGGTCTAAATCAGAACCACTATTGCTAGAGTATTCAGGAAATGAACTCTCATTATTTCTTAAATAATCTATGCAACGCTGACGATAAAATTCAGCAGCATCTGTAGCGGTGTTCATTACAGGCTCTAAGTCCTCATAAGTAGCACTAGATGATTGATCTGTTGCACCCATTACCACTACCGCATTATTAACAAATCTTAGCCTTAAATAAGGCACTAAAGAAACAAAACTAAATTGCACTAATGCAGGTTGTATATAAGTTTCAACTAGCGTTTTGTAAGCACCTGTTAATGAACCACCCTGTATATCTGCTTTTAATTTAGCATCTAAATCAGTTCCAAGTATGGGTAAAATGTGCATATCTTGTGCTAATAAAATATAAGGCATTATTAAATTATCATCTACTGAACCACCAATAGCTGAATCCTTTTTTAATCTCGTTGCTGATATGTATAATGTGTGTTGTATTGCCATAGTTTAAACGTCTTGTACATTTCTATTTGTATAATCTATACTTATTGTTTTTCCCCTTTTATCTCTAACAGATGTTTTTGTTTTTATTGCTGTATAAGCCTGTTTTAAAGGGTTGTCATCTGTATTACCAACTGCCATTGTAAACTCAAACTCTACAACATCAATAGGAACTTTATTATTAGTTCTTGCTGAAGCATCGTGATAAACCTCTGCATAAGCTGTAGCCGTTGCTTTTTTAGTGTTGTATTCTATTTTGTATATCTTGTGATAGGCACTACTAGATGTAATACCTGTTGCACTTGTAAATGTATATTGTAAAGCCATATTTTAATTTATTTTAAACTGGTGTTGATCTACTTCTTTCTTTTTCTACTCTTGGTTTTAAAAAGCCATGATTAGGCATTTTCCATGTTGTTTTTCTCATTTCTGCATCATCAGGCATAGGCATCTTACCATTAGCAAATTGCTGTGATACAAGTCTAAAATTATTTAAAGTTCCATTAGGTAAGTATTCTCCCTCTGTGTATTCTTTACCATCAACATCTACAAAAGTCTGTCCTTTAGGTACTTGCCTTCTAAAATAGAACACTCGTTCCCAGCGATGCTTGCAGTTGCTACCGCCTTTCCAAAGTGCTATATTATATCTGTTAGAACCGTTTGGTCCAAAGCCCTTATTAACAGCTTTTTGTGATGCTTTCTTTAAATCTTCCATTCTATATAATGTTCCTTGTTTAGATTTAGCAACCATCTTTTCGCAAAACTTTCTACTTGTTACTTTGCCTGTTTTTTTATCAATAGATAATGTTTGTGAATATCTATATAAAACCCTAAACATACCTATATCACTAGAACTATCAGCAACATTTGGCGTTCCTGCAGGAGCATAAGCAAATTCGTGGTATCTACTATCTATATTATGTTCACTTAATTCTTCCATATGTGCTTCAAACCATTCATTTTCATCTAGTGTAATTCCTATTTCATCAAAATAATCTAAACACACATCATCATCTTCAACTTCTAAAGCCTTCATTTCCACTAATTCTTCTGTATTTATATCTTCTTTGGTAACACCTTCTTTTTCTTGATCTTCTTCGCTTTGTGTCTTAGTAACTTCTAAATCAATGAAATCAGCAGGTTTAAGCGATTTAAAGTACAAATCAAGGTTTATATCATTAACTCTAAATATCTTCTCTAAACCCTTTAAAAGTGTGTTTTGGAAGGGAATGACCACAGTATTGTTAAATAAACTGTAGGCATCACGTAATTCATCAGCATTATTTCCTAAACCACCACCCTCTGAACGAATACCGAATAATATCGGTGATGTAACTCTATGACCCGCCAAAATCTGATTTACTGACTGCTTAGACATTTCCACCCACGCATTCTGAGCATCATTCATTTGGATAGGTTCTATTGTAGGTGTTGTTTCTTTTCCATCATTAAATGTGATTAAGATTTTACCTGCATTGCCAGTCCCTGCAAATTTTTGATTTAATTGTCTTTCAATAGTTCTTCGTTCCTCTTCTGTCGGTACACCGTTAGAGAATCCAACGTGCATACTAGGTGTCATGCCTGATGTAATGTTAGCTAAATGAAATTGCGATATCTCTAGCTCACATTGAATCCAATTCGTAGCGGCTATGTAATCAGGAGCAAATCCGTAGAATAAAGCAGGGTTTTTATCTCTAATCATTAAGATTTGACTAGCTTGAGTTCTATCTTCTGTGTTAAAAGCAGCATAAGCTCTTGGTCTGTATTCTCCTTTTTTAGCTTTAGACCAGTCAGCAGAATAGTAATAATGTTGTATTTCTCCATCAATCATTTTTCCTGATCTTATATATTGAGCAGGAACGTGAATCATCTTAGCAATCTTGCTTCTATCTCTCGACCATATTACGTTGACATAACACCCACCAAATAGCTTTAAATCTAATGCTAAATCTTTTAATACATCATCATCAGAATTATGTAAAAGTTCTGTTAATCTTAAATATGATTCTTTTGTGTCTATAGATTCATCAACATTAGTAGCTGCTAAGCCTTCACCATAAATCATAGCTCCTATTGACTTTACTAATGCACCATTGATAGCACTTCCTAAGAATAGGTCTAGTAAATAATTAGGGTAAAGGTTATCCTCACCAAAAGAAACCCAATCATTTTTAGAATCTTCTACTAAGTGAGGTATGTTGTAATGTGATAATTTTATTAAATCTAAATTCATAGTTAAAATGTTAAATAGACGCTATTATTTTCTGTGTCCGCATTGTTTTCTGTGTATTCTACAGGTGGTGCATCTTTACCTGTTGAAGCATTTTTACATATTAAGTTCATTATTCCTGTATATACCAAGTTTAACCCTGTAGGGTCTAAATTACCCTGAACAACATTCTCGTAAATACTAACATCATAAAAACCTAAAGGAAAATCTGTAGTACCTAGTTTTATATTTCCTGCAGGTAAATTTTCACTTATATTTTTTATTGTTCTTGTACTCATTTGTACAAATCTTTCTTTATTCGTATAATCTACTGCAGGTGTATAGTATTTTTCTTTTTTAGTAAATTGACTTTTAAGACCCCACAAAGGTCTTACAAAAGCAGTTGATGTAAATTTATCATATATATTCAAACGAACTATATTGTTTATTAAAAAAAAACCTTCTGCTGATGGTGTACTAAATTGAAACATATTAATCCAATGTTATATAAACACTATCCGTGTCAGCGTCATTAGTTGTATATTCACTATATACTACAGAGTTAACATCACTTGTAGGGGCTAAATTTGCTAAACCATTGTAAATGACTGTAAGCCCTGAAGGGTCTAAATTAGCATTAGATGTGTTTTGATATATAGTAACATCATAAAACCCTAAAGGGTAATCAGTAGAACCTAAAAATATAACGCCATTAGATAAATTTTCTCCTAAACTACTAGCTGTTACTGAAATTGATAAAATTACATATCTATTTTTATTAGTGTAAGTCGTTGGAGATATAAATGTTTTTGAATTACCTGTAAGCTGATTAGTTACAGTAATTAAAACCTTATAATCTGAATTTGTCATTTCATCATACAAATTGAGATAATTAGTGTTTACTGTTGTTGATATGTCATCTCTAAATAATTTAATCATTTTCTTTAAAATACTTATTCTTTTTAGGTTTGTTTTCTATAAATAAATTGTTTCTAACATCTTCTCTAAGTTTTGCAATTTGTGGTTGTGTTAAATCATCTAAAGGCAAATTGATAGAATCAATGCTTTTACCTTCCCACTCTTTTTTTAGTTTCCAAGCCATAGTAGTTTACTATAAATATAAAAGTTAAGTTATTGTTTTTTAGTGTACAAAAAAAGGGGTAATAAAACCCCCTTTTTCTTTGTTTATAGAGTAACGATTAAGTGCCTACTGTAATAGTTAAGTTAGCTTCATCAGTCAATCCATCAAATGGATATTTAGCTGTAGCAGCTCCTGCACTAGCAGGTAACTGAATTAAAGCGTTCTTTTCTTCTGCTCCCCACTCAATAGTGTAACCATTCATGTCACCTTTTGCAGTTCCTGTAACTACTGTTCCACCTGTAATGTAGCAACCACCATCTATACCTAATAAGTATACATTGTCATTTGCATCTTGAACAAAGATTTGACTTCTTGAATAAGCCATTAATCTTAATTCATTAGTCATATCATGATCAATCTTTTGTAGTGTTACAGATAATGCTTGTGTGAAAAATGTTGTTCCATTAGCATTGTCTGAGTTTATAGTAACAGTTAAGCTAGATAAATTTTGAACTAAGTCATACTTAAAAACCTCTACTGTACCACCACAGCAAGACCATGTCGCAAAACCTGCAGTAGTCATTTCTGTAGCGTTAATAGTAGCAACAGCAGAAACATTATTACTGTATGATTTAGCAATATAGATAGCTTTCAGTCCACCAATACTGTCTTTACAGTCAATTAAACGTCCTCTTGTAATATCACAAGCCATATTATTTTATTATTTAAAGGTTAATAAAAGGGGCTATATTTCAAGCCCCATTTAAAGTATCTATTAAGTCCAAACAGTTGAACCATATACACCATCAGTCGCAACAGCAGTCTGTACACCGATTGCAAAGTTCATTACAACTCTTACGTTGTCAGAACCATCATATTCATACGTTGGAATTAAACGTGCTTCAGTCCAATCTGTAGCTAGGTTAGTTCCAAATACTAAGTTTTCAGGGTAAGTGAAAAGGATAGTATCGTTGAACATTCCAGGACATCTGTAAATTGGGTAACCAAAGTAAGTAGCAGTATCAGCTTTTGCATCAAATCCTAATCCTGAAATTTGTCCTTGATTAGAACCTGCAGCAGCTAATGCTTGAATGTAAAAACCATAAGTCTTGTTATTCATGTAGAAACCAACACCAGGCTTAGTTAGCATTCCTGAATGATTAGCAGCAGCCGAATCATAAACAGCAGCCATATCAGTAAGAATGTCTGAGGCTGCTAAAGCATCAGCAAAATCTACTTCTGAGAAATCTTTACACGCTGAAGCGTCTGCACCTGCTTCGTCTTGCGTTCCATCATCAGATAAAAAGCCTGTTCCGAAAGGAGCAGTACCTTGCCATATTCCTATTTCTAATTGAGCAGCAGCTTTTCCTGCAACTACTTGTAATAAGAAATCAGAAAAAGACTGTGGTAAGTTACCATTTCTGTCCATTCCTTGCCCCATCCATGTTGGGAAAATTGTTCCTCGACAAATTTCTTCGTTAACTTTAAGATCAGTTAAGCTAAGAACTTGTTCACTTGTTGATGTGTCATTTCCACTAGAGAAAGAACAAGCAGCAGCAACAATAGGATTAGCACAAGCTATATTGTTAATTACTGCACTTTTTGTTAAGCCATCTAAGACTCTTACATAACCTTTAGCAACTGTGTCAGGACTTCTCAAGGCAGCAGTCACATAAGGCATTGCGTGGACACCTGCGTATGTATCACCATTTACAGTAATGTCAAATTCACGTCTTTTTGATAATTGAATTTTATTCGCCATTTTTTTAAATTTATTTGTTATTAATGTAATATGCTGTCCTCTCCATTGGTGACAGTTTCGCTAAATCAACAGTTGCACTAAATTGCTCCCCTTCAGGATTGTAATTAATACCTTCCGTAGCAGGTTCGCCACTTAATTCAACTATTTTGCTTTTTAATTCTTCGATTTGTGTCATAAGTTCCCCTATAACTTCATTAGACATTTCTGTCTTATCTTCTTCAGAATCTTCTGTTTTTTCTTCGGAAACTTCTTCAGACAATTCAGCAGATGCTTCTACTTTGTCTGCTTTTAAGTCAGCAACTGCATCTTCTAAATTTTTAATTCTTTTTTCCATTCCTTCCCAATCAGCAACATCAGCTTCTTCAGCTAATTCTTCTTCTTTAGATTCCTCAGCTACTTCTTCAGAAAGTTCTTCTTCAGATGCTTCAACATCTTCAGCTTCTTTTTCTTCTCCTAAGTCTAGGATTTCAGATGAATCACCGATTGTCATTTTATTTCCGTTTTCCATTGTGTACGACCCCGCAGATAATGCTTCTGCTTCGCCATCATCACCAATAGCAAACACTTTAGACCCAATCATAAATTGCTCATCTTCTGTAGCAATAATACGACCATCATCTAATTTCATTTCAGCGTAGAATTTTACGCTATAAGATTTTGGTTCATTTTTCATTTTTAAGAGATTTAAAATTTTTTCTATAGTTCCCATAACATTAATAAATATAAAAGGATTAAAACTGTTTACTTCTTTATCGTTTTACTGTTCTATTTTTGATAGCTGAACAGACTTTAGCAGCTACTTCTTTATTACCATATTGCTTGATTTGATCTCGCATACATTCGTCCCAAGAATACTTTAACATAGCTTTTCTTTTAGCATAAGCAACATATTCTAGCATTTTGTATTTTTTCTTTCTTTTCTTTTTACCTGTATCAGCATATTCTTCTCTAGCTGTAGCAGTAGAATGGTCAGCACAAGGCATAAACAACTTAACACCATCAACAGTATGAGGATGAGAACCCGAACAACCTTTAAACATTTCTGCATAGATTTCAGCTTCTTCTTTAGTTCTAAATAATGGCTCACCATCTAAAGCACCAACAGGATTTAATTCATTGTCTAAGATTAGATTTTTAATTTTACCCATCATTACCTCATCAGGACAATCTTCACACACTTCATCTAATATATCTACTTGTTTAGATGCTTCAATTAGTTTATCCGTAAAATATCCCTCAATACTAAAACCTCTAACTTCTTTATTTTTAATTGCTTCCCAAATTTCAGGATTGTTTTCTGCTGATACTTGCACAAACCACGTGCCAATAGGTAAGTTGTTAAAGCCATACATATTAGACTTGTCATATTTCTTGTCTTCCTTAATCCACGATTCTACGACAGTTAATCCCTGAATTGGCTCTTTGTGTTCAAAGGTATGATTATTATTGTTTAAACTATTCATAAATAGCTTCTGTGCTTGTTTAATAGTTTCCTTAGTAAAGAATACGTCATATTCTTCATTTGTTTCTTTATCTAGTCTAGGTATTTTTTTGTCAGGGACAAGAATTGCACCTACTAGCTGTTTTTTTTCTTCATCTACTTTTGCAAGAGATAAAAAGTCATTATTAAAGAAAACAAAATTTTCTTCTATTGCAGGAAACTTGACAATGCTGATTGCATCAACGCCAAACATATCTGCTGTTTCGTCTATAATTAGTTCTATAAGTTTTTTCTTTTTTGCCATAACATCTATAAATATAAAGTTCTTAATTTTGTTTACAACGTAGCTTGTACTTCTAATTCTTCTTGTAGTGCTTGTGAGCTGCTAATATCATTTTCAACTACATAGGCTTGTATAGGTTGGGCTGCTGTAGTTATAGCTTCAATGTTAGGAACAAGAGGACCTAAGCCTGTTGGACCAACTTCTTCAGGTTCTACATCAGGCACACTGACTGCACCACCTGCAGATGGTGCTGCACTATCAATACCACTTAATTCACCTGCTCCCCCACCATCTTTTACTTTTCCTAATATAGCTTTTGCTTGACCTATTCCTGTTAAAACTGTTCCTACTAATTGTGCAATTAATAAAGGTGTTGTAACAGGTGCTGCAGGACCTGATGCTGCTCCTGCTGCTGATGCTCCTGCTATTGCACTTGAAATACCTGATGCTGTATCTATTAAAATTTGTGCTATTGCTGCTGCTTTACCTACCCTAGTTCCTTCACCTGCTAATTGACCTATACCTGATAATATAGATTTACCTGCATCTATAGTAGCTGCTTTTTTAGCTGCATTAATTGCTTGTTGTGTTTTTAGTCTATCTTTTCCTGTTTTCTTGTCTACTTTTAATACTTCTTTACCTGTTTTCTTTGTTTCTTTTATTAAACTGTCGTTATATTCTTTCTCTAACGATTTTAATTGGGTTAATTGTTCAGACCTTTGGCTTGTAATACGTTCATCAATTTCCGCCATGTTGTTTTTGGCTTCTTGTAATGCAACTTGTAACCCTACATTAGTTTCATTTGCTTCCAGTTCTAACTGAGCTAAATCCAACCTCTTTTGAGCTAATTCTCTTTCTTGTATAAATTGTTCATCTAATATAGCAGCTAATTCTTGTGCTGCTCCAATTCTTTCTTGTAAGGTTAAATTAATATCATCTCTACGTTGTCTTTCTATTTCTGCTTCTCTTTGAAATTCCAACCTTAATCCTTCTTGTTTAGCAGTGGCTAGTTCTACCTCTTTTCTTAAATTACTAACAGCTTTACCATAATCATTTGCTGCCCTTATACTATTTCTTAATTGTTTAGATTGTTCTTTAAGATTTTCTACAAAAGTGTTCTGTTGAACTTCTGTCATTCCTGTCGCTAATTGAACAAATCCTGTTTTAGCATCCGCCAAACCTTCTTTCAAACCTTCTAAGTCCCTACTAAAAGCGGATTTAATTACATTCCCTAAAGCCCCAAAAGTATCAATTAAACCTTCTATCCTATTAGCGATATTTGCTTTAATAGCAGCCCATAAATCTATTACAGCTTGTTTAGGATCAGAAAATGCTTTAAACATTTTTTGCCCTAATTCAATAGCTGTATTTATTAAAGCATTAAAAACAAAACCAACGCTTTCAGAAGCCCTTGTTACTGCGTCCATTACAACTTGGTTTTCACCAAGCATATCTTTTAGTTTAACAAAAGCAGCAACAATTAATCCAACACCCATAGCTTTAAATGCTGTTCCTGTTGCAGTTATTCCTGTGGTTAAATTTTTAAAACCTAACTCAGCGGTTACAGTGGCTTCATCAACCCCTTCAATCCCTTGTTGTAATTCATCTATTTGTGAAATTGCATCTTGTGCTTTTACATCTATTTCTATTGTTTTTTTTACCGCCATACTATTCTCATTATTTGTTTAAACATTCTTTTAAAACTTGTATGATATTCTTCTATCCCATAAACAAAGTCTAGTTCTTTATTTTTATATTCTACTAATTGTATATTATCAATAGCAGGTATAATTATCTTTGTAGTATTTTTTATATATTTTTTTAATTCCATATTAACCAATCATTATTTTGTAAATATATTCCGTCTCCATCTTGATATAAAGCCATATTATCGCCATACCCTAAACTCATGTTATCCAATGTTTGTACAGTTAAATCTACTGTCAAAGACCAAACCCTTTTAGTGTCTTCTTCTAAATCGTCTAAACCAAAAGAAATAACCCCGCTACTATGACTTATATATAAAGATGTTCTAGAACCAACTTCTGCTATATTAAATTCTTGAACCCCACCTGCTGTTCCTATTTGCGTTATATTTCCTGATATATTTTTAAATGATGTATAATAAGAAAATGCTTCTAAATAACCTGTAGTATAAGTAGAGTTTGTTCCACCCACCACTACTACTGTGCCATTTATTCTTATAATCATATTAGAATTGTTTGGAATAATAGGGTTTTTAGTTCCTGTCACCCCTTGAGGATACGCATACCCTCTTGTAGTTCCTGTTGTATATCCAATCAAAACCATTCTGTGTGCTTCACCATTTACAGAAGGAATAGATAAATTTTTATTTCTAAATTTAATTACTAAATCATCACCATTATAAGGAATCATGGCAGTAGCTGTTTTGGTGTTATTAGTACCTACTATAAATGGTTTGTTTAATTTTGCTAGTTTACCTTGAAAAATAGTTTTTAATTGACTGCCACTAAAAATTGCTCTTGCATTTCTTTGGTTTTGAATCCAAGCAGGTAAGCTGTTAGTGTTAACTTGACATGCTCTTAGCGATAAATCAATACCTAAAGATGCAGGTGGCAAAAGAGCATCAATAATTGTTCCACCTAAACAGTCACAACATGCAGGGTCTGCATAAAGTCCTGTTTGGTCAGTATTAGTAACTGTAGGGGTACAATCAGGGGTTTCATTAGGACACCATGTGTGAACACCTAATACAGGCATCGGACCTACAACATAATTACACGCATAACAAGAACCATCATAAGTGTCGTTAATTTTAAGTAAAGTAGCTTTTGTTGAAACTTCACTTCCAACTTGATAATTTTGTATTTTTAAAATTCTCCAATATGAATCTCTAATAAAAATTTCATCATTAAATTTAAAATTAAAAATATCTACTTCGTTTAAGTTTAAATTACATTCCATTATTCTAGCATCTTCACCATATATGTTATTTAGATAATTGCTCCAATATAAATAGTGCAAACTATTTTGTGAAATTGCAGTATCGCCATCAGAATTAAAAACGTCTAATTCTCCACAGATAGGTGGAGCAGGTGACCAATACAAAGACTTAGTAGAGGTTGTTATTGTTGATACACCTGATGATGGTGTTAAATCATAAGGACTGCATAATGGATATGTTTGAAAAGAATAAGATGTAATTACAGAACTATTTTTATCTTGATGATGAAAGTATATAGTAATAGCATTACCTGATTCATCTTGGATATTAGTCGCAGAACCATTATAAAAAAATAATTTGGGTTTTGTTTCATTTAAAATGTTTTCATAGCCACCTTCAACTTCGTTATAAGTAAATTCATAATGAACTGCCATATTAGGCAAATTTGTAGGTGCTTGTGTATCTTCTCCATTTATAAATACCTTCTGATTTATGTAAGGTGAAAATATAGGGTTATTTTTTAATGTTCCCGTAGCAAAATCATTATTGTTTTCTGTGCTAGTAAATTTACCATAAACATTTAACGTAGGTGCTTCTAATTTTATAGACTTATTAGAAATATCTACATCTTCTAAATCTGTAAAAATTGTTTCTTTTTTTTGTAATTGAGTAGTGTCTTTTACTATAATTTCTTTTGATGTGTCTAATTTATCAGTCCAATTTTTAATGCTTCCTGCTGCTAAATAATCATTATAAGGCTCAATAATTAGATTACTAGGATTATCAGGGTCAGTTAAAAAGACTAAATTAAATCTTTCTATAATGTCTTTTAAAAATGCTTTTTGTGTTATAGAAGGATCAATACCTGCAGGAACTAGTACTTGTCTATCATATACATCAGGTGTAGGACCATTCCATTGAAATCTAACTAAATTTTTGCAACCCACAAACAAAGTGCCTGTTGACCCGAATGTAGCATAAATTAAAAGCCCAACTAGTCCTGTAATTCTTTGCCAACCATCAAAAGTAACAAGAATCCTGCCTGACTTACCTACAGGCATAGCATCTAAAGGAATCCAGACAGTTTTATCAAAATCAACTGCACCATCTTGCGCAGCTGTAGGGACAGTATATGAAGATTCAACATAGCCATAAACTGTGTCTAAATCCATTTCAGAGGTTGTTGGGTTATAATCTACTATTTTAGCTCTAACAACTTTGCCAGTAGAACCTGCAGTAATGTTTGAAGCTCGTAGTGTAAAAGAACATTGAACATAGCCTGTTTGTGCTACACTATTTTTAGTAAAATAATGATCATCAGTATTCCAAAGTCCTGTTGAGTCTTGGGGAGAGGTATAACCTAAACCAGGAATGGGTTGGTTAGTGTCAGCTTGAACTATAGACCAATTATCATATTGTGTTGTTCCACTTAAATCATACCAAGCTCCCCAAGACTCGCTATTTCCGACCTTAGTCCATCCATATATATTTCCTACAGGCTCGGTTTCTGGTTTAGGCAGTGCAGTATGATTACAAGTAGTCATAAAAATTTTACCAAAATAATTGCCATCTATAAAGCTAGATGTATAGCTAAACCCTGCTTTTGCTATTATCCTTTTAAATAATTCTTTTATTTGAATAGCAGGTTTAAATTGTGTAATAGGCACTTGTAAATTAGATTGATCTGCACTAAGTGATGAAGCCTTTAAGTATTCTGCTGCATCTATGTTATAATAAGCATTACCTATAGTAAAAGACATAGGGTACATAACTTTCTGAACATTTACATCAGTATCTCTTAAAGAAACATTGTTTACATTTTCAAAACCACCATCAGAGCCGTCCCAAGAAGCAGCTACATTAGCAGCAGTAAATGTGTGGTCTAGGTCTTCACTGTAAGTTCCATTATCATTTAAAAAAACATCTTGTAATTTATTGCTACCTATTACAGTAAATAAATCGGCAGTATTAGATAATAATACTACTTGATAAAACTGTGCTTTTTGATATACTGCTTTTAATTGAAGAATACCCTCAAATTGACTAACACCACCTGCAAACAAAACAGCATCAAATGATTTTCTAGTATCAAAAACTAAAGTACTTGCATTTACATTATACCAATCTTGAAAAAATTTATTATTATTATTAGTAAATGGCAGTTTAAAAGTTTGACTAAAACTTGCTTTTCTTTTCTCAGGTTCTTTAACGTCAGAAAATTGAAAGTTAAGACTTATATTAGGTGATTCTTTTAAATCTAATTCATAAGTACTGTCAGTAGTTGAGCTAGTAGTAGCTTTTCTATATGCAACTAATCTAATTTTCATTAGTTATTTGTATTTAAAGGATTAGAGTATTCTATATTAATAGTGTATTTAATTTTTATACCATCATTGGCATTAGTTTTTCTTATTATGCTTGTATTAGTAACTAAAACAGGCACAGTATAATCTGTGTCTGCATTTTCTATAATAAATACATCTGTAGACATTACACATTTTTCTAGTAATTCAGCATCTTCTTCTGAAATCCAATCTGTGTTTAAAGTTTCTTTTAATATAGCATCTGTTTTTCTTACCTTACGTGTACTGTCAAAATTATTATATGAATATGCTGTAGAATTATATTCTCCTAGTAATTTTCCGTAAGTATCTCTTTTTACATTTACAGTTTGTTTTGATTTCATTTTAAAATTAAAATAATCCCAACAACCTAAACTATTTAACCAACCCAATCTTCTTACTTTAAAACCTTTACAACTTGCATCTTGTTTTACAAAATAATATATAGCTGTAGATGCAGCAGGTGTTCCTGTATCATCTTTACCTTGTATTGTGTAGTAAGCCCAATTAGAAAAATTAGATGGTCTAGCGTCTCCAGAACTTCCACCAACAGGCGTTACAGTTGATGCTTGTAAGTTTCCAGGACCACAACCAAAATAAATTAACCTTTCAGCATTAGTATTAACTTCTCCTCCACTAGTAGCAGGATTTGCTCCACCTGTTGCATTTTCATTAGTTATTTTTTGAGGAGAACCTATTGCAACACCTGCTGATGTATAATAATTAATTTCTATTATATCAATATCAGAATCAAAATTATCTTCATCATTTAAAAACGCTACAGTATGAAAATCACCTGTGTTTGTAGAATCATCCCATTGAACATAGTTTCTGTAAACTGAAGAACTAACAACATTACCAGAGCTTTGTTGCACATCACTTAAAAATCTTCCATTAGCATCTTTGGTTTGAAAAACTTGAAATGCAGTACCTTGAAAATATGTTGTCCCTCTTGCTGTTTCTAAAGGTAATGATGCAGCAATATAGTATTTTTGATTTGTAGCATTTACGGTTGCATTTTCTTGAGGACTTATAGATGCTCCTGCAGAGTATTCTTGATATACTTTGACATAAATATATTTAACCTGATTATAATTATGACTAAATGGTTTGGATGCTACATTAGAACCTAATGTGTGAATTGACTTAGTAGTATCATTTTGATCTGCATAAGTATTTTCTAATTGTGTATTAATAATATCGCTTATATCAAAAACAGTATAAACATTAGTTGTTCCTGTAGTATATCCGTTTGGTCTTTGTTTTATTTTGCCTAATAATTCTCCTGAAGAATCATCTATTTTAATTTCCAGAATAAATTTAAAATAATATAAATCTGTTATGTCTGTTTGCTTTGCTGTATAAGGTAATGCAGGTGTCCAATTTGTTATTGCAGGAATTTTTGCAGAACCCTCCACAGGACTTTGCGGTAATGATATTGTTCCTATTGCCATATTATGTTATTATTGTTTCTAATTGTTTTTCTAAATCTTCTCCAAATGCTTTTACAATAGCATCTGTTTGTTTTTTTAATTGTTGTGTAAATGGTTTGCTAAAAAACTGTGTTCTTGTTAAACCTCTTTGATATATTGCTCTTTGTATTAAAAACGCTAAACTTTTTCTAGGTATAAACTTACCATCTTTTCTAGCTGCTTTTAGTGGCTTACTTACTATCCATCTATCAATAACACCTCTTGGTGGCATTTTAGTAGAAAATTTAAAAGGACTGCCCTTACCTCTCATTTTTCCTTTACCTTTATATCCACCTGCACCTTTTACACCTTCATCTACAAATGCCCAATAATCCTCAGCACCACCAAATTCAAACTCTAATGTTACACTATCTTTTTTTGCAGTTACTAAATAATCATAATCATTATATAATGTGTTTTGACTAGTTGTTTTCTTTTTCTTTTTTAATATACCCTTACCTTCCTTGACAACTTTGCTGCCAAGTTTTTGCATAGCTTGTATAGTGTTTTTTAATTCCATTAACTATTAGGTGCTATTGGCACAATACAAAGATTGTTAGTATTATTTACTTGCATACTTATAGTGGCTGACCAACCTGTAAGTAGATTGTCAAATTTAGCTGTAAAAGGTTCACAAGATATTGGCAATTCCAAAACAACCTCATCATCAACCCAACTTGTAGAATATAAACTTCTATGAAACTCATTAATTACATCTTGCAAAACTTGTAGGTTTTCACTTAATACATCTAATCTGCCTAATCTTTCTTTGTTTGGTCCATCACCTATTGCATCACTAATCATATCTAAAACATAGATTGTAAAAGAATAAGTCATTACACCTTTGTCTACTGTTGCTGTTCCAGGCTCTGCGTACAATATAATATAATCAGTTGCCCCTAGTTTATTAATATCAACCTCGTCCATAAAACCACTGTGAAAGCTATTAATCATATAATGCTTATCAGCAATTGTTTCTAAAAATCCTACAGCGTTTCTAAAAGTTATCATAGTTACTTCTTTGTTTATTATTATAATCTTGAGAATACGCTAAATATGTTAGCACTTCTAAAATTGGCAATCTTGTTATTTTATTAATGTTTAATATATTGTTATTAGAAAGAGAATATAAGGTATTGTACCAACCCCATTTAGACTGCATACTTACCCCTGTTGTACTTTCACCTTCTGAGCTTGTAAATAGCTGTGCGAAATCCTTGCCAAGTTTTCCCCTAAAGTCAAAAAAAAACCTAGCGAACCTAATGCTATATCCATTGGGCAATCTTTAAATAGTTCTTCTTTAAATTCATCAGGATTGTATTCCTCAATCGCATATCTTTCGTTTCTTTTAAAAGTAATTTTCCTATAAAGTATTGACATAATAGTATGCAAGTTTTCTATTGGCTCTTTACAATAGCTTTCTAAATCAATATATTCACCTGTGCTAATGTTACTAAGATTAGGACAGAATCCATATTCTTCATCTTTAAATTCAAATACCTTTCTAAATTTTTCTTTGTCAGGCTCAGTATCAATCATCTTTTTAATTATAGCCATAATCTCTAATAAGTCCTTGTAAGCCATTTTCTTTACTACAAATGGGCTAGTGCCGCATAATAAAGCCAAGCTCTTTACAATCTTATTTTTCTCACTTCCTTTGCCCTCTTGTATTTTTACATACTTTTGATAAATGCCTATTGTTATATCAGACCAATTATCAGGTATTGTTAATTTAACCTCTTTCATTACTAATAAATATAAAAGTTCATAATTTGTTTTTTCTAAAGTATATAGTATTTACCACTATGATTAATACTTAGCTTATTTAAACACAGATAACGTGTTGCATCAATTAAATGGTCATTGACTTTTACAGGTGTATTAAGCACATCACCATTCTTGTCTGTTGCCCATTTATAACCTCTAAACTCTTTGATGGCATTTAGACTATCTTTAGTAATATGCAACTTATACCTTCTCATTATATCTATGCCTAAGTGTATTCCTGCTCCTTTCTTAGCAGGTTTTATGTTAAAGCCTTGTCTATATATTTCTTCAATAGATTTAGGTTCTGCTGAATCGCCTATTATTTCTGATTGCCTATCTATTCTAAATTCTTTCATCTTATTAGCAAGGTCAGTATTTGTCAATCTTTTTTCATACAGCATTTCTTTAATGTATAAATTATCATCTGATTGATATACTGCTACTAATGCTGTTGGTGAATTAGTAAATCCAAAGTCTAATCCGTAGCCAACTAGATTTCCTTGTACTTCATCTACTAATTGAAAGTTCCTAAATATCATTGTTTGTATAGAACCTATTTCACCCATTCCATAAACACGCCAATAGTCAGGGTCTAAATCTTTTAATCTTTCAATCTCTGCAATAGTATCTTTATCTAAAAATGGATTTGCCTTATATGTTGATTTAATAAATGTGCAATCATCTCTGGTAATTACTTTATCATATATCCAAGAATAAGGATCAGAAGGGTTATAATCTAAATAAACTTTGTCTGTTGTTCTAAGAATTAATTGTTGGTAATCTTCATATGTAAACTCATTAGCTTCATTTAACCATAAATAGTTACGTTTACGCCCTCTAATTTTTTGTGGTTGGTCAACACTAATAAACTCAATTAGATTGCCGTTAAGAGTATATGATAATTCTGACTTGTTGTGATTTTCTTCTGTATATAATCCTAGTTCTTTTAGCAATTCTAACACATCTCGATATGCAGTTCCTTTAAGTGCAGGTAATGTTTTCCTACATATAGTAAATACTTTGCCTGTTTCTTTTAATGCTTTGACTATAAATAATTGACAAAGCGAATAAGTCTTTGAAGAACGTGTCCCCCCCTGAAGACAAGTAATTCGTGTGCTAGACTTATACGCCTTGTGAAATACATTTGTGGTATCAATCGTTACCTGTGTCAATTACTTTTATATTTATATCGGTTATAGATTTGCCATCAGTAGTAATATCCAATTCAGACTTTTCAGTATATCCTCTGCTCTTGCCTTTAGTCTTTAAAAAGAATATAGTAGCTGCTGTTGAGTTATCTTGAATCTGTTGATGTAATTGGCTTTCTGCAAAGTCTAATGCAACATTCTCAATCTCTTGAACTTGTTGTCTAAATTCATCATCATCTTTAAGCCATTTATAATATGTGCTTCTAGGAATATCAGCTTTCTTACAAGCTATTGTTACAACCCCCAAACTCTTTTCTAATGCCTTTAATAAAGTTTCTTTTTTAATGTGTCTACTTTTGTTCATAGTTTTTTAGCTTTTTGTCCTGTAAATTGTTCCCATCTTTCTATAATTACATCACAGTATTTAGTATCTAATTCCATACCATAACATATTCTATTTGTTTTTTCACAAGCTATTAATGTTGTTCCACTTCCTAAATAAGTGTCTAATATATATTTTGGTTTTTTCTTGCTATGTCTATCAGCGTATTCAATACACCAATTTATTATGTCTACAGGTTTTTGTGTAGGATGTTTTTTATTTTCTTTATTTGCTTTTGCTCTTGAATACTCTTTAATTCTTAAAGCATTATTAAAAGATGTCCACGCCATTTCTCCATCTGCTAAACTGAAACCTCTTTGTCCTTTATCCCATATTAACCAACCCATTGATGGTTTTAAAATATCCGTAAAATAATTACCACCCCATATAATTTGATTGTCTGTCATATTAATTAATCTAACAAAAATATGTGCTTCAGGTTTTTTTTTATCCCATTCAGGATTTCCAAAATTTCGCCATCCGTGATTATTTGTTTTATCTTTAAATTTTTCACCTTTAATTAATTGATTTCCATAGTTTATTCCATAAGGTGGGTCTGTTAATAATAGGTCTGCTTTCTCACCATTCATTAGCTTTTTAACATCACTTTCTTTTGTGCTATCACCACACATTAATCTGTGATTTCCTAATTGCCATACATCACCAAGTTTAACTCTGCTTTCTTTTACTTCTGGAATATGGTCATCTTCTGTATTGCCCTCTGTGATTTTATCTATATTAAAACCAAACTCAATATCTTTAAATCCCCAATCTTTTAATTCTTCTATATCAAACTCATTTGCTAGTATATCCATATCCCATTCACCACCTGACTTGTTTAGTCTTATATTTAATTCTCTTTCTTGTTCTTTGTTAAGGTCTAACACTACACAAGGTATTGTAATATCATCAACATTACTTTGCTCTGCATTTTCCTTCCATATTTTATATCGTTGATGACCACCAATAATAGTCATATCTTTATTTACTACTATTGGTTCTACAAGTGAGAACTTATCTAATGAGTCTTTAAGATCATTATACTGCTTTTTAGTAATCTGTCTAGGATTATATGTTGCAGGTTTTAATTTATTTATTAGTATTTTTTCTATTCTCATATCTTTTATCCATTGCTGATTTAAATGCGTTTAAAGTTTGTTGCCTTGTTCTTGTTATTTTTTTATTTCTTTCGGTATATAAATATGTGTGTATTGGTTCTCCTGTTTTTTTGTCTGCAAAGAATATGTTTTTATTTCCTTCACAAAATAATAGCATTACATTTCTTTTAAAATGTTCAGAACCTTTAAGCTCTATAAATTCCCAATCATTTAAAATCCACCATTTGGCTTCATTATA